ACCTTTAAAGTGTATTGGTACGGTTGACCATAAGCGCCTAAGTTTCCCCGAACATGTGCCACACCTAGGAACTTGCTGGTCAACCGCTAATGTAAGTTCTACGCTTCTCTCGCAGAACTCACAAAGGAAATCATATCTCGGCATGTTTGTTAAGTTCAATAGTATTAACATTGTGACATACAACACATGTTCTAATACCATCTAGATTAATCATACGAGGGTCATTACACATTTCACAACATTCTGATAAAGGCACTAAATCTAACTCAACGCCGTTATTAGTAAATGTTCTTTTTAGCCCATCAGGATAGATCATCTCCATATCACCCAAGTTTTGCCTCACTTTCACACTTGCAAGGAACTAAAACAATTTCTTGCCCCTTGCATGTTTCAAGGAAATAACCTCGTTTATCAATGGCTAAACGGTAAATTAACATCTTGTCAGCCTTTTGTTTTTTAGCCATGAGTTCTGTCGTCCTCACTAGGAAAGTACCAATTGCCATTGGCGGTCATGGTTGCCCATACGGGATTGCAACCCTTTATACATAAATACCCATAGTACGGTTTTCCGCCCTTAGAAATTCCTGTTTTAAGGCGCATTAAACCATGTTGACATTCTTGAGCTGCTGGAGTCTTTGAACCTATTGAGTCAACTACATCACCTATTGACCATGCAACTGATTCAGGTTCTTTCTTATCTTCAGCAAAAGATTGTCTTAATGCATTCTCTACTGCTGCTGATTTGGAGTTGGGTGAGCCGTAGATAACTTTAGGAGTCTCTGCTGCAATGACTTTAGCCATCTCGCTTTGACTTGGTCGCTTGCCTTTAGCGGCGTAACCTGCGTTAGCGAGGCTGCGCCCAATTGCAGAAGTTTCCGCGTTCTCCAATGCAGAAGTTGAATTGACACCGCGATCACTAACGGTTTCATAAGCAAGACCAGTAGCAAACGGCTGCGTGTCAGCGCATGTCCTATAAATCTTTGCAAGGACAATAAACCGCGTTTCACTAGCCTGAACAAGCTCGGTATGTACCATAAAATCAGGGTAGTCAGCAATAAACTTTCCAAGTCTCACCTCAACTGTCTCGTAGTCATTAATGTTAAATGCCATCACTTACTCCAAAATCCTCTTCATAAGAGTCTAAGAGTTCGTTGTATATTGCCGCGTAACCAATGAGGTCTTTAATACTGTCTTTATGATTTGGAGTCTCGGTAAGTCTTGAGACTTTGACCAACAACATGCACATAGAGACCTGCATTGGCGATATGTAATCTCCAAGATAACCTGACCACAGTTCTGAGATTCGTTCATGATTTGTGCGACTGCTTCCGTAAAGGCTGCCTCTCTCATTCAAAATCACCTGTATTTCCTCTAGTAGTTTAGTTCTGCTTTTCATAATCAAATACCTCATCCTTCACATTGACAATTAAATCACGGTGACGGTTAGCCATTCTCCAACCATCCCCACGCCCTCTCCAGTAACCTGCTTGGAAAGAATTATTGCGTATAGCAGCGACAGTAGTTGCTAGTGTTATTACTGCAATTGTTAAACCAATAGTCCATAAACCTGCGTCGTATAGACTCATGATTTAACCCCTGCGCCGTACCAAGAACCTGAGTAATCAGTTGTGAAACAATATTGATTCATAGCTTCATCATAAGAAATACTGTAATCATGACCTTGTTGGCTTAAGTATTCAGTTGCAAGTAAAGTGGAAGCATAATTTTCTGCCCAAAATATAAACTTATGATTCCAATTGATTGTATCCTCAAACCTAGGCGCTTGATCTTTCCAATCAGCGACTGAGTTCCATTCCATTTGAGTTTCAGTTAAACGATCAAAGTCGTTTGCGTTGAGTTTCATTTAAAGCCTTTCGTTACACCAAGTTCCGTTAACTTGGATAAGGAAATTGTGACTTAAAGAGCCGACATTTACAACGGCATGTATGGCGTGTTCTATAACGCTTTTGTTATATTAGATTGAGCCTGTCAAACTCATCAATTTGTTCATCTATGGTTCTAGGCTCATAATCAGTCTGATTACCCATAAGACTTTCCTTCAACTATAAAGCTGCCGTCCTTCTCAATAGGTATAAATACAGGCGAGACCTTTTTATTATTCACATATAAAATGCCAAATCCTTGCTGCCAGTTGCCTGACCCACCCTTTAGGTATTTCGCGGATGAGAATGACATTAAGTTGCCAACCTCTAGACCATATAAGGTATGCCCTATTTTGCCCCCTGAAGAGGCTGTAACACTTCCTAAACCCCCACGATGGGTATGACCACACACTACGGACTTGCCATGCCTTAGAGCCAATCCTAGGGCTGTTTGACCACCCTTTTGAGATACCTGCCCCTCATCTCCATGAAGAACAATCCAATTAGGTGCAATAGGCATTGGTTCACGCCAAAACTTAATGCCTAATTCAGGCAGTCCAAGCCAATTTTCAAACCTTAATTCAGGTAAGGATGCAAAGGCTGGAAGTCTAGTTTTGATTGAGTTCCATAATCGGTCTGTATGGTTAGACCTGACCATGTCAGTTACCTGTAAGTCGTAAAGGACTTGCTTAGTAAGCTGCCTATCTCGGTCAAGTGTGCCAGCATATTCTCCAGCCAACCCTCGTTCCCATTTACTGAGTTGTGGAAGATCAATTTCGTCTCCGACGGTTGCGACTTGATGCGGCTTCCATTTAGCAATGAAGCGTATAAGGTTTCTAGTTGCGATTGGGTCATTATAGGGGCATTGTAAATCTGAAATTAAGACGATTCGCTTAATTGATTAGTCCTCATCCTCGTAGGGGTCATGGTCAGGATTGATTGGATTATGGTCAGGGGTTTCAGGCACTAGCCAATCAGGGTATGAAGCCTTGTCATTAATTATTGCGAGCGCTTGGTCAACAGGAAATCCAGCCTTCCTAAGCGCCAAATAGTATTCACGCACACTAATTGCGTAGGTATCAAGTTGTGACATGACTTTGTCATGTTCCCACTTGCCTACGCGTCTAGTAATCTTGCGCTTTTTCTTTTGTGCCATGTATTAAGTTTACTTCCTTGTTATGACAATAAAGAGTTCATCTATCCGATCTGAAAGGTGTGTTGTTTCTTTTTGTAATGAGGTCAATTGGTCTTTCATTGAATTTCCGCCATTGGGGCGAAGTTCATTTAGCCAACCTCTGACTAAGTATCTAAGCCCTGCAAGGACTCCGATTAAAGTTGTGGTTAATCCAGCAGCGAAGCCAGCCCACTCAAGGGCTGTCATTACTCTTTACTGCCTATACCGTATTGTTTTTCCGTTGGGTCAATTGCTTTAATTACAGGGGCAAGAACGCTGCCTAAAAGGATTGCATACTCAGGGCGCATGTCTGCTGCAATTGCTAGAATTACTGTTATGCCACTTGCAACAACGGCTCTTGCGTAAGACTTAATAGCTGCTTTATGCTTTGCTGATAGTTTCATGAATTACCCCCTAGTAGTGGTATGTTAAAAAATTTGTTATCTTGATTTGGCTTAAAACTAATATGTATATGTTTTTTATGAGGGTTCAATCCTTTGTAGGCAACCCAACGCCAAAAGGATTTTGCACTACAAATTTTGCCCATAAAGATCACATATAAAATGCGTCTGTCACCTTGTTTTGCTGCAAGTCGTATTTGATCTGCCAAATAGATTGCAATTCCCTGTTCTTCAGATAAGCCAGCGTCAATGTCCAACGCGCAAACTTCTCCGTGTTCATTGGGGTTGTGCTGACTAATTCTTTTTGAGTGACGCAAATCACCAATCCATCCATCCATACGCTTAGAACGATTTGTGAAGGAATCATCTACTTGTTCACGAAATTGAATTGCAGCTTTTGATAACCAAGGTTTCATTAGGAAAGTAGCAGGGCGGCTTCCTCAGCAGTAATGCCAAGACGATTTAAAAGTGTAGTTTTAGCAATTGCCTTTGCTTCCGCTTCGGCTGCTCTTGCTTCAGCTTCAGCTTTATCTTTTGCCATTTGAGAAATTTCCTCAGCATTAGCATCTCTGATAATTTCTTCGCCTGTTTCGGCATTTACGATTTTAACTTGTGGTTTACTCATTATTTAACTCCGTATAAGTAGGCTGTTCCTGAAGTCCAAGTTCCTGAAGCAGGAAATAAAGTTATTGATGAAATTGCTGCTGTTTGATTATAGAATTG